TAGATTTTTTCCATATTCCCTGAATTTTTGAAAGCTCTTGTTTCTATTCGCCGCATCTGACGCAAAGTTCTGCTGTAATGTTTGAGACAATCTACCCAGACTCTGTGAAGTTCCACTCCACCATTGGGCATTAGCACCTGTACCTCCACCCCCACCAATACCAAAAGCACCTATCTGTTGTCTAGGTTGCTGTGGGGTTTGGGACTGTATTCGTGTGTAAGGCATTAATCATTTAATTCATAAATTAGGCATGATCAACAAGATCGGCATTATCCCCATATTGATCCAAATCAGCCTGATTCTTTTTGTAAGTGGAATATGCCCCACCCAAATCCAACATCCCTGCCACATAATTAGGTTGGGCTATCTCCTTGTTTATATTCCTCATTTCAGCTTGAGAATATAGTGCATCACTCATCCCCCCAAGCATCCTACCTTCTTCCCTGAATTTAGCCCCCATATCCTTTGCTGCCCTGTATTCAAGGTAGTCACGGTTGGCTTCATCTATGGATAGGGCTACAGCAGTACCTGTTACACCCCTAGAAGCCGCTTGCGCCCTTATCTCACCTATGTTCCTTTGAGCTATCTTCTGTGCCTTTTCTGTATCAAAGACATCCTGTATGGTAGCCCTGCGTTCTTCTGCCGCAGTTGAGGTTAAACGAAGTAATTGTTTCCTTCTCGAAAGCTCTGTTAATTGTTCCTGTCTTTGTTCCTGCGCTCTTGCCGCACTCCTTTGAGCCATGAGACTAGCACCTGTCTGTGCCGCTGATAACATGAACATTGCCGCTGGACTACACATCTCCTCTTACCTTCCAGAATTTTCTAAATTTATAACCGTTTCTTGTGATTTCAGTACCTAGTTCAAAACCCATGTACTTTAACCATTTGATATGTACTTCATTTCGTACATCTATGATATTATATACGATCCTGTATCTTCGCAGTAGTTTAGCAAGCCATTCTTTACAATGCCTCAAGAACTCAAGCTTAATCTTTGAAATATCATCACTCCCCAGCATCCAGACATATCCAGAATAAGGAATGTTTTCTATGTCTCCTGAACCAAATACAGCAATAGCCTTATCATCCTTCTTGTTCCATACCGTATAGCATTCAATTGAATCCCTGACTCCCGAAACAAGGGCATTTTCTATATCCACCAGACCATGTGCCTTTAGTTCATTCAAGTCTGCATCCCTCAATCTGGGGGCTAGGCTCTTGGCATGATCTTCTGTAGATTTGAGGATGCAATTATCAGTATAATCTTTAACGAGAAGTTCTTCTTGAAGTACCATTTACGAAGCTTTCAAATTCAGCAGAGATCAGTTGGACAGGCAAATAAGTAGGATTTAAAATCTTTATCTCTACATCTTCAGCCCTTGAAAGAACTGGGAATTTAAAGACTCCATTCTTAACAATGTTGTTTTGTTGGAGATTTAAACCATTCGAGTCTCCCAGAGGGGTTCCTTTAAAGACAGAAGAGAAGGCATCCCTACCCTTGGGTTTAACCGTGATCTCGAAGTATCCAGTATTCTCATAAGATACCTTACCATTCCTTATCTGGTTCCTCATGTTCATTACATGGGTTCTTCCCCCCATTTTGGAATCCTCCCTCAATGCTGGAGAAGCCATTTCATATTCCATGTTGTATTCCAAGCCTACAAAGAACTCACTACCTGTGGTATTCCCTTCCAATGTGAACCTGTCTTTATTGGAACCAACTGCTGTAGCTTCTATTTCTACATAATCCCCCAGAGGACTAAATCCTAATGCGGAGTTGGCAGTAGATGAATCTATTTTCTTTAGTACCTTTAGCTTACTTATATCTCCTCCCATTACATTTCTGGAAAGGGTATAAGTAGTGAGGTCTGTGGCTGAATCATACGCTTTAGTAGTGAAATGTGAGGCTACTTCAGTATCCAAAACATGATCCAAATGAAAGCTTTTCTGGGGTGCTGGATTCTTATTATCAGCCAAATCCATTTTTAAGAATACTAAATTCTTACTTACTCCACCAATGTCTTCAGAAGCATATATATATAATTCTGAATTGAGGATAGCTATATCTAATATTGTTAATTTATCGTGGAATAGGAATTCAAACCAAGAACTTTGAACCTTCTCCCTCCCCTTCCAATAGTATTTATAAATCTTTATTCTTTTAAATCCTACTTCTTCACCACAACTAGTGTCATCACAGATATGAGTAAGACTTGTATCAAGGACAGCTATTACCTTCTCCTTTGAAGACCCTGCCAATACTATTTCAGTACCTCCATTCTCTATATAACTGGGGACATGTTCTGTTATTTCCACCCCTTCATATTTATTATTATCATTGGTAATAAAGTATTCATAGATGCCTACATGCCCTCCCCTTTTGAACCCGAAATATATCTGTGCATCCAATGTGATTGGTTCGATATTAGTATCCATTTCATAGGAGGATTTATGCAGGATACTCACAGTCTTCGGAGTTAAACTATCCCCACCTTCCAAGGAAAATTGGGCATTTTCAGAGAATAGAATCAAACGATTATCAAAAGGTAATGCGTATTTAAGGTTGATAACCTTGTCATAAGCCACTCCAACATCTATTGGATCACTATCCTTTGAAACCCTGACAGTCTTCCTGAAGAAATTATAGTAATATCCCACCTCTGACATTATTACCTTGTCCTCACAAATGAAGCCAAGCCTATCCTTAAAGAAGAATACATTACTAATTGCTTTGCCTACAAAAGAAGGAGTGGGATTGGTTTCTTCTGTACCCGCTATCCTAGCATCCCAAGTTTCATCGGTCATAGTGAACTCATTGAGTGCGGTACTCTTAATGACAAGCGGCATATTGTCCCCTAAAGCTTTCCTGACTTCAGATTCATTATCTGTATCAGTCATCCACCCCAAGCATTCTGTCCAAGTCCCTTCAGCAACATCTCCGTCATCCAAAGATTCATCATTGGTTTGGAACTCTACAAAGTAATCATCCTCATCCCCATCCAGACTCCCATGAACCTTGACCCTGTATCCCTTTGGAGCCTTCAGGGGAAGATCAGTAATATGGTCTACAGCTTTAAAGACCAAACCCAATCCTGATCCAGCCAAACCATCATCAACTGATATACTGGCAATACCTCCAGTTTTCTTGAGAACAAGTAAATTGCCATATCTATCTACAGAGGTTAAGTCTCCAGCAGTAATGGCTGTATTGGTGTATGCGTTTGTTACATATTTAAGTAACCCATCCCCACTATCATTATCAGAACCAGCATCAGGATCATCTTTTCCCCCACGAAGTCCTGCGGCAATAACTTCACTATCTGCTGATTTTGCCTGTTGCGTGTCAGTAGGCGTTAGAGATTTACCAGAAGTATATGTATAAGTGTTATCACCTATAGTAATTTCATACTTCTTTTCGTAATCCCCCTGCTTTATAAATACCAAGGCTGTTTCATCCCCATCAACTCCTTCAGCATCCTTATATGTATTTACATTGGTGGACGGAGTCCATGTTTCACCAGCCGCTTCACATTTTGCTTGAGTGTTGTGTTGGGTATCTGTGCAAGAACCAGCCATTACCACAACCTTGCTATCATTAACAATGAAAGTGGTATCCAATGCTGTTGTTGCCCTTAAAGTTCCGCCAATTAAATATGCTGATTCAGCGGCCTCATAGCTGTCATTTATTTTGGCTTGAGTACCATCCAGATTGAAAATCTTCATTTCATCATCCTTCACTATAATTGCATACTTTTCAGTAGCACTTCGCTTTATAGTGTGGATAAATCCAGAAAATATATTCTCTGAATCTGTGTATCCCTCACCTACCACCACATCCTTAATGAAATGGGTACTGGGACGTTTAGTTAGTCCCTTCGTGGGGTCTGAATAGGCATTAACCTGTGCTACTGCCTGTGTGGAATACTTTAAGCTTTCTGGCTGTTGCGATACCCCATTGATCAGGTTGGGAACTTTGTAGGTAATCAGGGGCATTATCTGTTTAGTACACCAGCTACTGAAACATCATCAAAAATAGTCCTGTCGGCATTTTGAGAGTCGTAGTCAATGAACTTTGCCTTGGCGATTATCTCATCACGCAGGAGTTCCTGATTCAATATCCTGTCACCCATCACACGCATCTGGAGTTTCCTGCCTGATACCCTTGCAATGTAATCCTTGAAGGCTTCTGGAAGTTGATCCCATGTCCTCTTGTAGATGATCTCAAGCTTTACCTTACTTGTGAAGGTGTAACTGTTCTTTTTGTAATTGTAAAGTTTACCATCAATTTCAACTGGGTCTATATCCTGATATTCATCCTTTGCGGAATCTATGGACAGGACATTGGTGGGAACCAGTATTTCATTATTACCGTCAGGAGAGAGGGTTTTATTTTCGGTATTGAAATGCCACCCTTCACTTTGGATAGCCCTGTTCACTTCCTCCAGAATATTGATGGCAATGGTTACATCCGCTGGAAGCTGGGAATCAGTAATGGTATTAACTGGAGACTCCCCGATTACAGACAGTATCTGGTTTATCGCTTCGAGTTCGCTAGTCATGGTAAATATATAAAAAAAGAGAGGGCCAGAGGAAAGGAAAAAATGGAAACCTCTGACCCCCTCATAATTGAGTGGTAACTGTGGGAGTTAAGAATCTAGCTCTTCAATAACAGTTCAACAGCGTTGGAGCCACGGAGAATACCATGTCCCATTGCGTATTTTGCTACGAATAGATGACCTTGACGCTGAATTTGGTATTCAGACTCCAGACCCAAGTCCATTAACTTGACAGTACCAGCGGCGGCAGGATGGAAAACAGCACCAAGAGTCTTGGCGAAGTCTCCTCCGTAACCTGTGTTGGTTCCACCAGAGAACAGATCATTGTTTTCCCCAACAGTATCAGCACCAGATTCGTCTGTGCTGGGGATATGATTGGTCTTATGGATACGAATACCAGCAACTTCAACAATAGTACCAGAGGCAATGGAGCCATTGGGATTGTTGTAGTCACGGCTTAACTGATTGAGCTTATTGTCAGTCGAATTGAGCAGTTTGTAATAAGCGGCAGGACGCAGAACGCAATTTCTGTTATCCTCTGGCACATCGTTCTCATCCAGCTTCTGTGCGGCGGCAAAGAGAAGATCAACCAATTCATCACCAGTAACAGCAGATTCGGTAGTTGCGGTGGCACAAGTAGCTGAACCTCCTGCTGGTGTGGATGTGGCATCAATCAATGCGGCGGCTCTTGAAGCGGCAACAACGGTGCGGATAATGTTCTTATCAAACGTGTTGGCGAGTGCGTTTCCGATTTCAGTCGAATAGATGGATCGGACATCATAATGATTCTTCGCTTCGTCAAGGTTCGCAATGAACACAGGACTAATGAGGAGTTCATCAATAGTGATTACACGCTCGTTATGTTTGATGTTGTTAAGATACGAATTAGCTGTGTCAGCAATGTCGTCTCCTACAACGTGATATGCGGCCGTAGCTTTGCCAGTAACAGGGAATTGAGCAGACTTACCGTTTTGAATAGTCCTAACGGTATGCATACTCTTCATAATGTTCTTCTCTTCAAAAGCAGACAGGACTTCTCCTGCAAACTTCTTTAAGAAAAGAGCATCAACCCCTGTTCCAGTAGCATTAACTAGGCCAAGGCGGGATGGATTAGTATCAGCCATGATAGTTTAATGATTAGAATGTGAGTGTTAATTTGAGTTTACGTTTGGATGATTCAGTTCTTGTACTTCCGTCTTTTCAATTATCTGCCTCGGCAGGTCGATTTTACTTAATTACTTTCACCTGAAATATCTATATTACCAGCATACCAACCTTCGGGGATCAAGCTTTTATTTGTGGAGAGTTGCCATGCTTCTTCTTCTTCATTATAAAAATAGACTTTTCCCTTAACATTAGGCCCGATTCTTATGACATCATCACTTGGGTTTATGAATACTACCCTCGTACTTACGCATCCGCTCCAGAAACTTATTCCTAATATCATCAGGAGTTTCCACATCCCTACCCAGTTTAGGTTTTTTAAGATCATCATAAACCTTCCCTCCAAGGAAATTTAAAACAATTCCAAATAAAGCTTTAAGGAGTTTCGTCACTTATAGCATCACCTGTTTCTTTTGCCTTACCTACATTTAAAGCCGCCCATTCAATCAATTTATATATCTTCCCCTTAACTGTTCCTGCTTTGGGAGTAGGGGTTAAGGCGCAAATTGCGGATGCCACGCTAATGATTGCTCCAAGAAGAAGGAGTAGTTGTTCCTTGTTTTCTGTAATATATTCCATTTGTTTAATCTCCTATAGTATAGTGCTAACTGCAAGTCGGTTTTCAATTTGTTTACGATAAGCGGAATCATGCTCGTACTTCTTACGGCCCGATTGATCCCTTACCCTCATTGCTTCGGTGTACTCTCCTATTGATTCAAATGGTTTAGCACCAGCCCTACCTGCCGTGGAACCCTGAATTAACTCTGGGCTGTATCCGTTGGCATTGTTAAATCTGGCTTCAAGACCCTTCACGGCAGTAGTGACATTATCAAATGATTCATCATTCAACTGTTTATCAATGACATCAATTTCAGCTTGGGTAAGGTTTTCAGATGCCCATTGCCTGATTTCTTCAAACCTTTCCTCTCCACCAACTGAACTGTAAATCTGGTTTACTTGGTTTTTCTGCATCGCCGCCTGACCCTCAATAAATTTTTCCACCAAATCCTTTGGGATACCTTGGCTCTCAAGGGCTTTAAAGGAGTCTTCAGAGAGTTTGCCGCTATCAGCGTACTCCTCTGCATACTTGGAGACATCAAGGGATTCCTGTGGCGTTTCTGGCGTTTCCTCCTCCTTGCTCCCTAGTTTACTCTCCAGTTCAGAATAAGCTTTAGCCAAATCTTCGGGAGAAGAGAACTTTTCTGGCAACCATTCAGGCTTTTCAGAGACTTCCTCTACGGATTCCTCTTCAGTAACTTCCTCCTGAACTTCTTCCTCTGGTTCTATTTCCCCTGCTGTGGGTTCGTTTATAACTACTCGTTCTACCATTGTTTTTCCTATGTTGAATTATTGAGGTGGGGGTTCCTCCTGTTGTGCCGCTTCCTGTTTCATTTCTTCCACGTTCTGTTGACCCATTGCATTAACAGCATTCGGCCCCATCTTTTCAGCAAGGGCTTGCATCTGTTGTTGTTGCATCATCTGTTGGACTTCTTCCTCATCACGGATCAAACCATCTATGTCGATCCCCAAGGCAGTTGCCCTCTTCGTGAAATAATTAGACAGATTTAAATAGGTCTGCATTGCTTCTGGCCCAACTGTCTGCATCGAACCAGCTACAAAAGAATCCAGCCTGTTAAGGTCATTCCCCCTGCCCAATGCCTCAACACCAGTAATGATCTTTGGCCTGACAACCTTCTTGGGTAACGGAGGAAGTTGTTTCTTCTTGGTCATCCTGTTCATAATGGTATTGACCAAGGGCATCTGAAGTTCAGTAGCCAGAATTGAATAAAGACCTCCAAGGGCAGATTCCAATTCCTGTGATAAAGTCCTGATTTCCTCTGCTGTTACACGTTCAGCCTGTCTCTGGATTGAAGAATTTAAAAGGAAAGCGTAACTCAATCTTCCGTTAATGGTTTCTATGGTTTCCAATGCCACCCTGAAATCATTGTATTTCTCCATTTGGAGAACAGTTACATCTGCCGCATTGCCTTGAACAACAGCACCATTTGGAGAGTCGGTGAGAGTCCTTATCCTAGTAGTTCCATTTGGATTAACCAGAAAGATAGCCTTGGATGCGGCGGCGGCTCCTTCAACAATGGACTTGGAAAGGACTTCAAGGGATTTTAAATCACCCAGATATTCCTCAACAAATCCTCTTCCATAATCTTCGCCATCTATTCGAGTGTAACGTAATGGAATATAAGGAAGTTTATCCTCCCTGAATGATCCTTCGGATTTGGGTATCCTGATCCCCTTTACCTCCTGAAAGACCTTGAATTTCTTACCCTCCTTGTAGACAGCAGTATAAAGATCACAGGTTTGAATGGTTCCATCCTTTGGTTCCTCATCCTCACCTATCAATTCCTGAACTTCTAATGGTAGTGCATCATAGGCTACAGATTCCTTCGTGGCTAATGCCAAGATTCCCCCCATTGGATCACGCCTCATTATGTATCTGTCCAAATGAAATACACGAATCCCATTGTCTGGAGAAGCATAGAGCAAGGCATTGCCAGTTATAATCAAGTGCCGTAAAGCTTCAAAGATTACTTCCCTGATAGCTTGAACTTCAATTTCCGACATGACCGATTGTTCGATCTGGGAAAGTGAATACTCTATTTCAGCCAGAACTTCTTCATCCTGTATCTTGCTTAATTCCTTCTCATTTAAAAGGAGTTTGAAGAAGGGACTGTTGGGAGGCATGAGTGCCAGTAACAGTTTTGAGGACAGGTTGTTGACTCCCCTAGCACCTATCCCCTGAAAAGGAGTGGAGTAATTGGTTGCCGATCCTGAACCCTCTGGAGGAAGAACAAAAGGAATTGTCAGTTCCGAAGCATCCCTTCCACGTTGAAGAAAGGATGATCTTGTACTCTCCCCAGAACTGTAAAGCTTCTTTGCGGAATTTACGATCACTAGGCTAGGGTGATTACCAAAGCATCAGCGGCAAATTTGAAGGTATCACCAGCACTTACGGTCTTGTTGGTAGCCAATGGGCCATAGAATAGAATCTGGGAAGAATCTGCACCATACCTTTTACCATAAATAGCCACTCCCTTAACTTCAGCACTATAATCATTGGTAGATTCCAAGAAGGAAATTTCAGCAGTATTCTTGGCTGTAGTATCATAAGGGGAAGACCCAGAACTTGCGATGGTCATCGCTCCTATCAAACTCTTGCGAGCATAATTGCCACCACTACCGTCAGTAACTTCAACAGCATTCCCCAAGGCACTATCATCTGCGGGTACAGTTGTTAATAGGGCAAGCTCTACATCTTCAGCATCCAGATCGTCTGCCGCTACAAAGATTGAACTCAAGATACGCTCTTCAAGATTATTAGAAGCATTATTAGCCATAAGGGATTCCCTCCAAAATTAAGATTTATTGCAATAAAACACCAAGTTTTTGCAAAAAACCGTAGTCCGTCAACAATTTTTTACCAAAAATACCAGAAAAACTCTGGTTTAGGTACTAAATGTCTTCGTCTGATACCCAATCTCCATCGGGATCATTAAGGATGGCAAGTATTTCTGCCTGATTATGAGGGGTCTTTCCTGCCAACCATGCTGGAGTGCTTCCCTCAAACTTAACGAAGGTTTCGGATTGGTCATTGTTCCACCTTAAAGTGTCGGCAGAGGTTTCCATTACGTCAGCAAAGACAATATCATCTGCCTCTTCTGCTGTGAGTATTATATAGGTTCGGTTGTTCATGTTGGTATATCAGTTGAGAAATTGCCGCTTCCGTCTCCCTCACTATTCTGGATTGTTCCTGCATTACTATATCCTGTGCTGGAGTCTGCAATTGAAGTTCCTGTTCCTTCCTCCATTCTCCACCACCCAGTAAGGTTGCTAGATTGGGTGTATAGACCAGCAGAAGTGTTAAGGTCAATTGGTCGGCCAGCATTATAAATCTGTGAGATTGCGGAAGAGGGAAGTGCTACATCCCAAAATGCACACTCATCAAGATGACCGTCATGGTGGGAAAGGCTATTTCCGAAAGCTCCAAGTTGCATACGTCCATCATCATCAGTACCGCCCTCTCCAGATGCCACATCAACTCCATATTCTGTATTAGTTCCTTCATCTACTAAAACCCCATCAAGGTAAATTTTTGCTGTAGTTCCGCTACGTGTACAAGCCACATGATACCATCTATCAATCACTAAATCGTCAGTAGCTACATAAGCACCCCCAGCATTTCCCTTCCTGCATAAAAACTTTATTCCCTCTTCGACGGGATGATACTGAAGAAGAATATAATTATGAGAGTTTCCAGAGTCTCCCATAAAGAAGATTGAAGAGTAATTATCAGTTGTAGTATTCAACTTTATCCATCCTGAAAATGTGAAGGCATTTGTCCCAATACTTTCAGGATCGAATCCTGAAGAACCGTCCCATAGGGTTATATATTCGTCCGCTCCATCACAAAGGTAGGAGTAGGTATTATCCACAGCTTCCAGCGGAACATCCGCAGACCATGTTGGGCCATTGGTAAGGGTTGCCGTGTTACTATTGCTTGAACTATCAGCAACAGTCGTACCTGTGTTTTCTTCCATCCTCCAATAAGCAACCAGATTAGAATCAAGACCTTGGTTAACAGGTGCGCCACTATTATAAATTGCTGTTATATCGCTGGCTGAAAGTGCGCTGTTATAAAGAGCAAACTCATCTAGTTTTCCGTTGGTTGGATTTTGATGAAGGTTGCTACCATTCTTTAATCCACCAATGTGCATAGGCTCATAGGAACCTGAGTCGCTAGTCCATGTAAACGAGATAGTACCAACGCTTGAGCCATTAAGGTAGTAGGTGAATGTGCCAGAACTTCCTCCGCTGAACGTATAAGCAACGTGATACCATGTTCCAGTAGACATACCATGCGATAACGTAGATGTATCAAAGGATGTGCCTATTGCAGCACGTACATTACTACCTGTTATCCCAAAGTAGAACCTACCAGTAGAGTTTCCATACCGTCCGAAAAAGTCTTGGGTCGTACTAACATCATCTAGTTTAACCCAGAGGCTTGCACTAAATCCATTCTTTAGGTTGTGGGTGTTGGTTACTAAGCTGGTTGATAGATGGTCATTGGTTCCGTCAAATTCTAAACTGTATCCATTTTCGTAAACTATTGGAGCGTTTGTACTAAAGGTTGGCCCATTAACCAATGTAGCGGTATTACTGTTACTAGAACTGTCGGCAACGCTTGTGCCACTTCCTTCTTCCATGCGCCACCAACCTTCTAGGTTACTGTGTCCATCAAGGTCGTAAACGCTTGCATTATTATAAATGGTGCTTACTTGTGACGAACTTAAAGCGGCACTAAATATTGCTACTTCGTCAAAGTCCGCATCAACTTCGTAGTTAGGTGTACCCCCTCGATTACTTGCCCCAAATGTCATGTCAACATTACCAGCAAAGTACGACATGGTTACTGAAGACATGGTGCTATCTACCTCATCAACGCTTACCGCAGACCCATTCTTGTACATTTTGATGCCGTCATTTGCTTCCTCAACTGTGATGACTACATGTACCCATCCAGTTGCTCCCGATGCGAAAAAAGCACTAGCAGAACGAGCTTGGACTTGGTTTCCATTAGCCTTGTAATAGACTCGTAATTTACCAGCATCAGAGTCCCCACCTCGCCCTATCAACCCAAAGAACCTGTGAGCATTGCCGCTATTACTTAAACCGAATATGTTGGAGTTGGAAGTGGTACTATGCCCTGACCCTGTGGGTTGTCCTTCAGGAAGGTTGATCCAGAATGCAACTGAAAAGGAAGAGTCGAATACGGTTGAAAAGTTACTGTTTAAGTCAATGTAATCGTCTGTTCCGTCACAAGAAACTGAATATTCATTTTCCCAAGTGCTTCCAACAATTGCTTCCGCTTCCAAAGTAAATGTTACATCCAAGTCTGCCACTCCATTCTCTATAGAACCTTCAATAGCTGTTGCCCCTACGGTGAATGCAACACTCAAGTCTGATGCCCCACTATGTGTAGTTGATGTTGTAGCTTCGGCTGTCATCCCTGTAGCCATCACCAAGTCTGCCTCTCCAAACTTCGCATCAACTTCCATCTTCCACCAAGCTTTCAAGTTACTCGATCCTGATAAACTTGTCCCACTTCCGCTATTATACAGAGCCGATACTTGAGTTCCTGTTAATACGGTGTTCCAAAGAGAAACATCGTCCATGAATCCTTCTATTGTCCCAGACGACCCCCCCACAACAAACGAACCAAGAATTAAATTTTGAGTGCCATTGTAGTTACTTATAGAAGTCAGGGAGGTGTTTTCCGAAGTTCGAGTCGTTGTTGTAGTCCCATTCACATAGAAGGTAGGAACTGCACTACTGGAGACAGTCAATACAATATGTTTCCAAGAATTTTCTCCTTCCGAAAAGTATGAATTAGTGTGGTATCTACTTATAAGCGGATCAGCACCACCAACAGCCGCCCATTTAGCTTGGAACAATAATTCCCCCGAATTGTAAATGCCAGAATGTACTATTTGAAAAGAATAGTAATCCTGTCCTGCCGCACCATCGTAGGTAGCAAATAAAGCTTCGTTAAGCTCTTTATAATCCAGCTTTACCCACATACTTATCGACCAACCAGATCGTAAAGTAGTTTGAAAATTACTGTTGGCTTCTATCCAGTTACCAGTTCCATGACCTCCAAATTCTATAGACCCATTTCCCAGCACAGAGGTTGAAGAAGTTGTAGCCCTGTAAACGGAAAGATCAATATCATTAGCTGTTTCATCCTGTATAATTATACTTGTATCCCCCATTGTGAACCAAGCCTCAAGATCAGAAGCAAAACTTGTGGTGGATAATTTCTTTCCTTCTGCAATATCGGATATTTGTGATGCACTTAATTCTGTAGACCAAATGGCAAAATCATCCATCCTGCCGTCTAAATAACTACCAGAATCCTCATTAACATGCTGCCGGCCAAGAATTGGATTTAGAGAGGATTCATAATTGGATAGAACAGGAGTTCCAAAGTTACTAGTTAGAGTTGATCCTGTAGCAACTCCATCTACATAGAAGACAGGAACCCCACTTGAATTAACAGTTACAGCCACATGATGCCAACCTGTACCCGCATCCTGAAACGGTTGTGTTGAGGATAGGTATGATTTCTGTTGCGCCGAAGTTATATATAATGCAAATCCTAATTTACCTGAAGTGGATGAAGTATTTGATCCAGCGTGGGATAGCCGTATGAAAGGCGCACCACCACTAGATGTTGGGGCTGTAGAGAATAAAAAATTAGATTCTCCACCAGAGGGTCTTCCATCCGTGAACATCACCCACATACTTATTGAAAATCCAGATTGGAATACGCTTTCATAAGTATCAGAAAGTTCCACATAATCATTATCTCCATCAAAGGTTATATAAGCAGTTCCTACTGGAGCCGTACCTGTTGTCGTCTGGGTTATCCCATAACCTATTGCATCATTACTATCAATTTCATTTAAAAGAGGAACTTCCGAAGCAACCTTTCCTGTAGCCGACATACTAGCTGACACACTCAAATTAGATTCAGCCAAATGTGATCTCTTTATTTCAGCTTCAGAGGTCATCCCCATTGCCATAGACAAAGAAGACTCTCCCAATCTTTCACCAGAGATACCTGTAGCTGTTAAATTGATTCCAATAACCAAGCTGGATTCTCCCTGTATCCGAAGTTTAAGTGTCGGGGTGGAAACCATTCCAATTGCAAGAGTTAATTCCCCAACAGCCTCATGTGTTGTGATCATTGTCGGGGTAGCAACCATCCCGATAGAGAGATTTAAATCAGTTTCTCCTGTTGCACCCACCTCACCAGTTGCAACCATCCCGATTGAAACCTTGAAGTCATCGGACTGTGCTAATTTAAACCCACCTGAAATTGCTGTAGCATCCAGCGAGATACCAGCACTTAAATCAGATGAACCCTCACGTAAGAATCCAGAAGCGTTTGCCGATATATTAAAATCAATTAAATGAAAGGAGATTGCATTGTACGTTTGTGGCCCACTTACCTCACGTACCAAATACCATAGCTCTTCATCTTCTGAATTAGCTGGGCTAGTTAAAATCTTATTGGGAGAGGCTATCCCAGCAAGTGTTCTTCTAGTCTTGTTGGTTCTACGAACAGAGGGCATTAGACCGAAACGGTGGCAACCACATTAAATGTGCCAGAGCTATAGTCCCTTAATACCGCCCTTACAGCCAAATAAGCACCGTCACCATCCTGAATAATAATAGGATCGGTACTGGTCACACCAGCAGAATCTATCGTCAACCAATTACCAGCAGGAGTTTTAACGTCTATGTCTATAGTCCCAGCAATGGAACCACCTGTAGCCTCAATATAAAAAGTTAATCCCCTACCAAGAGATGTATTCTGTTCTTCTCCAGTTGTATTGGCTGTAGCACCTGTCAAAAGAAGAACCTGTTGTAATTCCAAAGGCATTATACAGGTACGTTGGAGGATGGATACTTGGAACCAGAATAACCTGTTGGCTGTACTCTTCGCATCGAAGGCTTCACTCTGTTCTTCTGGCCTGCCCTCTTGACTCCACCCTTATTGGTAGAACTGGCTGATGTTGCACCTGAAGCTACCCGAATAGCCATTGGAGTAGGTGGAGGGAGTGGGGCTGGGGCAGGAGGAATTGGTGGGAGTCTTGATCTACCGAAGCACATTTTCGTTTTGTCTCTTTAGGTGTTCTTTTAAAAAATCTATTACATTCCTCTGCCCCACAGCAATCCAAATCTCTCTATTTCTTGAATTCATTTCAGGTAAACGCAAGGGAAATATCTTGTCAAGTTCCTTAACAAGTCCCGCATCCACATGAGAAAGGGTTGTTTCTTCTAGCCCAAGCTCTTCTCTGGAGTCCATAGGTCTACCCCCTTCCTTACACGATATTCACCGAACCGTAGAATCCTAGCCATCCTTGCATTCATTAAGGCATCCTCTTCAGTCATGCCATATTCCCCATAACATTCAAGAACCTTATCCCAATCACATTTACCTTTCAATATCTTATCCGCAGTCTTCACACCAATTCGAGGGACTCCACTATATCCATCTGTACTATCCCCTGCCAAGGTTTGAATGAAATGGAAGTAATCGGCTTCCTCCTTTGTACTGGATTCAATACCAAGTTCAGGTTTATCAGGATTGTATCTTCTTGAAGGAATTGTCTGGAAGTCTTTATCAATTGAAACAATTATCCTATCCTCCGTAGTTTCCTCTGTTGCCCAGATACCTATGACATCATCAGCCTCAAGGGTTGGGAGAATAGCCGCTCCATGCTGTACCCGCATCCATAACTTTAATTCTGGATAGCACATGGGTTTCCTCTTTCCCTTCCTGTTGGATTTATAATCAGGATTCAGAAGCTTCCTGAAATTTGTCATGTCACTCAAGGCTATCCTATATTCATCAGCCTTCAGGTCTGCCATGAGATCATGGATATAAGCTTCAGTTAATCCTCTGGCTTCAGCTACATCAACGTGCATTGTCCAGACATCATCGCCCCAATGAATAGGCTTTTCAGCCACTATGGATATTTTGAATGCAACAATGTCACCGTCTATTAGTAATACTCTTTTAGCTTTCAATGTGTTTCCTTCCAATTTGTCCCGATTTTATATTCCCCATCAAGAGGGCATTTAAGTTTGAAATCTTTTGTAACCTGTTGGATTGCAAGGACAGCGAGTTTGCCGACTGCCTCTGCATTTTCAGGCTCTGTCTCAATTTGAATTTCATCATGTATATGGGCCACGTTATAGGCTTTAATATTATTTGTTAGTAGCAACTGCTTCAGATTGATGGTTGCCTTCTTCATTATGACTGCACCAGCAGATTGGAGCAAGGCATTCAGGGCTGAATGTTTAGACCTGATGTGAAGCTTCCTGCCATCCAATCCATTAAGACCCTTCTTTCCAGAAAGGATTATGTCTATGGTTTTCTTCAGTCTTGAGAGTGCTGGTGTCTGCTTGAGGAACCTGCTCTTGATCTTCTTACCTTCCCTTGCTCCTCCACCTACAATCTTACCAATCAATTCATCTCCTGCTCCGTAAAGGTACGCATAGATAAACTTCTTGGCTTCATCCCTAGTTGATAGATTGGCCGCTTTCTGGTTCACGGAATGAATGTCACCAGTAACTACTGCTCTAGCATAATCCCCACCGTCAAACCGATAAAGATAATGAGCAAGACATCGTAGCTCAAGACCAGAAGCATCACACCCAACAAGGCTGTATCCCTTGGTTGCCTCAAACAATTCTCTGCAATCCTCACCGTAAGCAGAACCATTAGCAGGAACTTGGCTGATATTAGGCCCAGAATGAGTACATCTCCCTGTGACAGCCCCATTACTATTAACCTTTCCATGTATTCTCCCCTCCTTTTCTAGTTTAATCCAAGCCTCATTGCCTTCTGCAATCTGACTCAAACGCTTTTGTACCATCAAATATTCATTTAGTACAGGGGCTTCTTCAAAAGGTAATTCCTTTAAAACACCCTCATCTATTTTAGCCCTGCCATTGGGAGTCAGAATCTTGGGTTCCCATTTGTACTTCTCCCTGAATCTCTGTTCGATCTGAACTCTGGAGGATGGATTAAAAGGAATTACATTAACCTTGTTCCCTGTCCTCTTTGCCTGATTGACAAGAATCTGTTTGAAGCCTTGATCCTTCAGTCTCAATTTCAGTTCCCCCTTGGTTGTGGCTTCAATCACATGACCATCAACCTCTACAGACCAGCCAAGTGCTGACTTGGTTTCTTCCTCAACAGGTGGAAAGAGTTCCTGAAGCTTGTCTTCAATCTCCACCCTCTTCTTTAGAAGCTTACTGATTAAGGATTCAGCCTTCTTTACATTGAATGCAAATCCATACTCCGTCTGCTCCTGCATGATCTTTGCAAACTGATGCTCCAACATGAGTGAGCGTGGACTTGGGCTGTACTTGCACATCTCTTCATAGAGACGGTAGGTTATATCCACATCACGAAGACAATACTCACCCATTTCCTCCCCATAAGTATCCCAATCAGTTTCAATCTCCTGCTTGTGGAGTCCAAGCCTGTAACCCCAAGCCTTTAATCCCTGTGAACCGTAAACAGACTTGGGCATATCCTTGGGTGCATCCAAGAAATCCCTGTCATATACGTTGGGGGCTACCAATCTGGAAATTACCAAGGTATCCATCAACCTGCCATGATCCAAACCATACAGTCTCTTCAGGATTGGGTAATCAAAACCTATGATATTATGTCCACAAATTATATCTGAATCCTGTAGGTACTGGACTCCCTCCTTAATCTGGCTACCAGAAAAGAGCATAGACCTGCCCAAGCTATTGTCGTAGATGCCGATACAATGCACCTTGGTAGCATCAAATCCATCTGTTTCTATATCGAAGAAGCTAATCTTTTTCATGTAACGAGTTCTCCTTTTGTATTCCATTCCCTGTAGGATATTGTTTCCCCATCCTTTTGAATGCGCTCAAAAATAGGTTGACCATCAGGATGCCATTCAGCCTCAACCCCTTCAGCAACTCCATCATCCACCCTAGTTGTATATTCAGATGTTTTAATTCCATTAGCAGTATAGTGAGTTCTCACTTCAATGGAAAAAACTCTTTTCTCTAATCGTGATCCATCTGTATGAATGGCAACTTCAAACCCCTTACCTAGAGCTATTGTTTTTATTTTCTTTTTCATTTGATTTCCCTATGTTGTCTGATTCCAGCCAAATGCCTGTATGAAGCATCGAGCCTATTGTTCCGTAGTTTGATAAATCCATCCAACTATCAGCAATGGATTCATGTTTTGGATTGCCCCCATCCTCCAGAAATAAATTCATTAACCGCTGAATCTTGTCCCCAGCCCTGAAAGCTACGCCCAATTCTGGATGAGGATTGCCGCAGATATTATACGGCCCATAATCCTGTTGCTTCTCATCCAGTACAAGGATGTTGGCAATAGCTACCCTCATTGCAGTCCTACCCTGATAAGTCTCAAGAGGTAGTTCCTTAATGAACTCGTTAATTTTTTCAGCAATACTAGAATGGTGTGTCTGTTTCATCTTCTTCTTCCTCCTCAAAAATTGTTGTGTCAAATTCTGTTAATCTTCCTGTTTTTTCATCATACCTGACGGCAGTTGAAATTCCTGTCTGGCCTGAATATCTGTTCTTCAGTACCCTAGCCAAAGTGATGTTGCGTTCATCATCCTCTGCCTGTTGATTACGCTCCAGCCCTATGACCATATCTGATAGCTGTGCTATGGCATGGCTACCCCTCAAGTGAGATAGGCTGGTCTTGCCCCCTTCCTCATGGGCCTTGCCATCTATTCGTTTCAAGTGGGAGACAAGTACAAGACCTATCCCAAGTTCCTCCACCAGTTGACGAAGCTTTGTCATAATTGAATCTATGGCTCGCCTTTCGTCACGATGGATGGAGCTTTCCATTCCTGAAACAACTATACTCAAGTGATCCAGAAAGATGTATTCACAATCACAGGCTACTGCCATGTAACGGATTCGATTGAATAGGTTCTCTGAATCCAGACTACCAAAGTGATCGAAGCAAAAGAAGTTGCCTGATCCTACTGTTGAATCAAATCCAGCACGGTACTCACCCCAATCCTCAACATCCATCAGGTGCAAGGGTTTATCGTGATGCAGTCCCATGAAACCCAGCACCGTTCTCCTGACTGATTCTTCGAGGGCTATATAACCAATTGATTTATCCTGTTGAAGAAGATGGTATCCAATTTCTTTACAGAACAAACTCTTACCCACTCCAGAACCAGAACAGAAAGTTACCAGTTCACCCTTCCTCAAGCCATGAGTAATCTCATTCATCTTGGGCCAAGGGTAGGGAACAGATTCAGCATTGGTTTCCTTGACTACCAATTCCCAGAGGTCAGTCCCATCCAAGATGCCATCTGGTCTCCAATCTCTGGACTTCCAAAGACAATCAATTAAAATCTGGGAGTCACCAGCAACCAACATTTCATTGGCATCCTTGAGTGGGAGTTCAGTTATCTTTGCCTTCCCTGCTGGCAGGAGAGCGGCACATTGATTGGCGGCTTTTCGTCCCTGCTCATCCATGTCAAAGCAGAAGACAACCTGTTCATACTTGTTGAGCCATTCAATGCTCTTGGCTACAGACTTTCTGGCTCCAGCCGCGCCGTTTGGAATGGAAACGCAGGGCCATTTATGACTCTGGATTTGTGAGACAGACATTGCATCAATCTCACCCTCCGTAACCACTACCCTCTTGCCGCCTGTAGGATACAAGTGCTGACCAAACAGACCAGCTTTTGATATGTCCCCAACGATTTCAAATTTTTTACCAGAATACCGAACCTTCTGTGCCACCAGTTCCCTATTGTGATTAAAGTAATTGAAGACATGGCATGGCCCTCTGTCAGTTGCACCTACTCCCGAACTGTACTTGTGGAAAGTCTCCTTGTTCAGCTTCCTCTTGCGAGAGAAGGTTGGTTGATGGTTTATAAAATCCATATTTACATTCTTTCTCCTTTTCTTCCACTTGGTTGCCCCACCTTCCCAGTTACCACATGAAAAGCAGTAGGTATGATTGCTGTATTCAGCCAGAGCATCAGAACTTCCACAACTATCACACGGTAAGTGAGTCCTGATCGGCTCTTCTGGTGAATGGGATGAAGTCATCTAGTCGAAGTGTTATAAGTATTTCTTTCCTATTCTTTTTATGAATCACGCACGGAGGCCTGTCCCCGCATTCAGATACAGCTTGTTCAAAAGCCTTATCCAAATTCAGTTTCTCAACTGCCTTTGCCTCAATGTGGAGGGGAAAGTCCGATACGACATCGGGGGAATCTGGCGAACCAGAAAACTGTTGCCCCCTTCTTGCTTCAAATCCCTTGTGTCGGAGATATTCAGCAACCTGCCGCTCGAACCTTGCCCCTTTCTGACGAGCATTTAGAGACATCGAGTTACTTGTCTAGATCGAAATCAGATTGATCCATATCCACAACAACTTCATCCACATCCTCTGCGAACTCGAAGTCTTCACCATCAGAAACGAAACCTTGTTCCTCTGTAGTGAATCCGAATCCTTCAGCGGTCTTTGCAGATGGTGCATTGTAGGTCTGGAGTTCAATAACTTGCACCGCTTGCAGCTTGAGTGTCACCCCAACGCCTTTACTGGCAACATTCCAATAGTAGGGTACAACAGCCATTTTAAGCTTACTGCCAGAGCCTACCTGCTCATTGATAGCATTCTGCTTGGAATCAAACTGAATGATACGGTTCTTAACTACCTTGTCGGATTTGCTGGTGTATTGAGCATCCTGCTTGGCCTTAATAATCCAAGGGGAGTCACCGTATTCATCGTTATCATCATCGAACTCACGGCATGGAAGATCGGCAAACCGAAGCTTCTTCTTGCCTGACTTGAGCAGTTCAGAATCGTGGAAGGTTTTAAGGCCGACCTTGATGATTTTTTCAAACGCTTTGCCGTCCTCTTCAGAGACGATCAAATCGCATTGGTATGTCCCGTCTTCATTGAAGCGGGTGTTAGGCTCTACAATCCAAGGAAAGCGAGCAATGCCTTGCGGCGTGATGATGGAGTTCTTGTCCATGATTTTTGTCCTTTTGGTTAGCAGAAAAAATATTCCGAATCCTTTACCTGACTCAAGTTTAGCGAACCAGTTTGAAATTGCGGAATGTCCTTTCCTAGTTGAATTTCCCAAGACTTACGGAAACCTTCCAGCAAGTCAAGGGAAAATATTGAGAAAATTTGATTTTTAAGAATACTTTGGAACAGATTCACCGAATTTGCTGGTATCCCAAAGCTGTCATGGATGAGACTGAAGTTCCTGATGCCAGCACGGTGACCATCCAGTACGGAGAGGTGCATGACAGAAGCATCCAGACTGTGAACGATGTTTGCAGAGATGGCATTACGCATCTTCCTTCCATCCTTCTCTTCAAGATCACTTACAAACCTGATCCACTTGCAACTCTCACCTATCCTGCTCTTGATGTGGCGCAAGGCTGTCTTCGGATACCCCTGTAATACGCTGAAGCCTGTTGGAGTTGACCACATCATGGGGATATTTTCAGAAGTGAATTCATCAGCTACATCTTTAAACCAATTCATTAACTCCAAGGGCTTGTCTATCATTCCACCCATCACATCCACAAAAACAGAAGCCATATAGTTACAGGCTTTTACCTTGTCTTGAAAATGATCCACGGTTTGAGCGTTGAGGAAATCCATGAAGTTCTTGGAGAAAGCATGGTAGGTTCCAGAATACGGAACAATCATAACGGAGTTCTTGACCAGTTTTCTAGTCACCCCCAGATCAATCCACTTGTCGGCATACTGGACAAGCAGAGGATCATCCTCGTTAAACATCTTGTTGTGAATCAAGTCAGCTACGTCCTGATATATGTCACGAACTGAACGGCTAGGGATTACGTTTGTTCGTCTTGCTGAAACCGAATCCCCAGACAGGAGAGACAGAATTTGAAGCCCATTATTAGTAGCATCGAGATGAATAGGAATCCTACTAACAAATGAGCTAGGATCAGCACACCAATGTGAATATTCATTAGCCCATGCGAGGAATTTGAAGGGTTCACCCTCATCTTCCCATTCCTCAAGGAGTTCAAGTGGTTCCTCTGCAATCGCAATGATCCTATCGTGTTCTTTTTTAACATAATCCAGTCTTTCGTTATAGGGTTTCTTGTCTTGTCCCATTAAATTAGCACCGTGAATGAGGAACCATTTTTCAGCCTCATCATTATCCAGCTTGCAGGGTTCAGCAAACTCAAGCAATCCCCTTGCAAGATCATTGCCTTGAGGGTTCAGGAATGAAGGAGAGTAGTACATCCTTGACCTGAAATCCAACTGACATGGAAACCAAATGGATTGATTCTTAAACCTTCTGGATAAATGGAGAAGACGAGAGCTTACAAACCGTTTGGATTGGTTTAAGTAGTTTCTCTTGTAGACTGCACCAGCCTGCTTCCTCCATACCTTTCGGGATTCATCATTCTTATCCATGTCAAAAGGCTTGGGAGGTAAGTCTTCCGCAAAGCTTTCAGCCAGATCACCGATACCAACCCCCAGTTCCCATAGCCTGTTGGCTACATTATAAACTGTTTCATTTACTTTAAACTCTGTTGACTGTGCGATACTTGCTGAATCCATGCAGGTCTGGATACTGGCAGAGTCTCCGCTGTACCTTGACTTGACCAGAAAGAACTTTGGGAGATCATATCCCCCCTTATTGTAGTCAGTCCATTTAATAGGCTGTTCAACAGTAGGAAGATACAAGGGCTTCATAAATTCCTTGCTTGAATTGTAATCCTTTATCCAATCCAAAGTCTTGTCCGTAGGAGTTACATAGAGTTTCTTTCTGGCGGCTCCATGACTACCCCTCAAGCCTTCCTGAAATAAATAAGTGTACTCAATCAATCCTGTTGATCTGCGGAACAGTTCGAGGAGAATGTAACCGACTGATGCCCTCTCCCCTGTTGGAAACAATCTCCATTCCAGATTCGTTACCTTCCTGACAGCACCCATGAATCCTTCCCTGCAATACTCATACGAATTACCGTAGAGTCGATTGTAGTGCATGACCCCCTTAAATAACTCTGGCTCCTGCTTACCCAAGAAGTTCCATCTTACCTCATCCTCTAATCTCCTACCGATTGCCAAGGAAATTGCATTCAGGGACATGGCTTTTGAGAGTCCGTCCACTATAATTTTTGATCCTAAATATGCAAGGATCGGAGTAGGCAGGGAATGGAACAACCTGTAGTAGTTGAAGTTCGAGGGGTTCCTGCATTTAGTATTTAGGTCTTCCTTGAAATCATCCAGTTCATCTAGGTAGGCAGGGATGACATGACGAAGAATAGCCTGACCATATGCGGCTCTTGTCTCGTTGCCCTGTTCCCTTGATTTGATTAGATTATTCCAATATCTTTTCCCACCTGATTTAAGCATTTCCAGATTGAGTCTGTTTTGTCTCATTCATTTTCTCCAGTTGTTGCAACAAGAAGGATTCAAACTTCCTGTTACTCCTGACTTCCCCAAGCTTCACGATCATTCCTGATTCGCATAGAATGTGGATGAGTCCTTCCTTTAGTTTGATTCCCTGTGCGTTCTGAAAACTGTTGTCCAGTAGTATAATTGGCATTCTATTCTCTCCCATTTCATAGTTGTTCCACAAAAACTGATTGTCCTTCAAACGCCTGTTGAGTCCGCTCTATCAATCTATCCGTAAAGAGATAGTAAGCTTCCTCACTCAAGTTCGGATTGGATTCAGCTAGAATTTCAGCACAAATCTTATTCCTGTCGTAAATGAATCTGAAGGGTTCTCCGTCATGTTCCTCACCCAGCGTAATCCCAATAATAGCATCATCCAAACGGTGGAGTCTACCAATTTTAGGGACTTGCAGGGTATCCAGAATACATTCAACGGATAACTTCATGCCTTGATTATCTGTGTGATGTTTCATGGTTCCAAGATAATTCTTATAAAAGGTCTTCTTTATTAACTGGTTGGGCTTGCCAGCTACAGACAGGACACTTGAAAAACTTGATAGTTTCCTTACGTCCGTCTGGTATCCAGACAATTTTCATCTCAACCATAATGTTTTGAGCCTCGCATTGAGGACACTTCTTACCAGTAGCTTCCCAAGTGGGAGGTTCCGTAGGTAAGAATATTACTTCTTCTTCCTGTTCTGTGTCGTGATAGCCCATGATTTCTTTTCCTTTCTGGGATTGGATAAGCTCTGCCTGATGACTCCTTCCTTCACTTCCGATCTGGAATGCCTTCTGGCTACTTCCTCATTGTTAAGCCTCTTGAGTGTTTCCAAATCCCACATACTGTTGGTTATTGCCGTTATAAAAATAAAGCCAAGCTTTATGTGGATGCTCGAATGAATCCAATACGCTTACAGATTCCCTGCAATACAGCATTGGATGACCTTCAAGCCTGTCAATGTAAACCATGTCAGGTACAGCATACAATTCTCCATCAACCTGCCTTGCTCTCTTGCCAGCAGATATATTGTAAACCTTTGGAAGATTGGTATCCGTCCTGATGTATTTTTCCTTTGTCTTTGCGAACAAGTCAATCGGTACAGCCTTCGACATTTCGAGAACTGAATGATTGTAGTGTCCCTGACGTAAGGTTCCGTAAACAAATACTTTGTTGTCCATGTTGATCCGAAAAGGACAGGAGCCAGACTGTCGAAGAACCACGAGTAAAGGCAACAACTCCTTACTCTTTTCCTAGCCTGAACTCCTGCCCGAAATCGGTTCCTTTCTTTAGTTCGCCAAGCAGAATTGCTTCAAGTCATTCATAACTCCACGCTGGAAGTCACGATTCCGACCCAGTTCCATACTGTTGAAACGATTCTCATCAGCACTCCGTGAACTGGTTTGACGGTAAACAGCATGATGCTGTTGGTACTCCGTGATAGCGTTGAGCAAGTCCCAACAGCTTTCACCCTTGTTACCAAGTCCAGTACGATACAGTTGACGGACAGTAATTCTTGTATTCTTGCTTCGGGAACTTTCACCCTTGAACCAACGGTTCAGGTGAGTGTCAATATCCTTGTCCTTCATTTCTGTACGCTGGAAGGTTTCAAACAGTTCCCGATTGTATTCAATCGTTCGCTTGATTCCAGTTATGTCAGCAACAGCATCAACCAAACGATCATGCTGGTTAACGGTATGCCTGACTCTGGCTCTTTGTCCGTCCTCCATAGCTGTCATCCCATTTGAACAAACCAATCTCAACCAGCCCATTGTGAAGGTGGATGGCATGGTTCCATCAAAGCTAGTCCAGAAGTTTAACTGGAAGGATAGCCTGTCCCCAACTTTAGGATTCACATTGATGGTTTCAGGGATTTCAGCACGGATGAACAGTTTGCGTCCATTGTCCAGAAATCCAGCTTCCTTGAAGTCTGCTCCAAGATGTTGCCGAACATCATCAACATAACTAAAAGCTTCAATCGGTTGCAGAAGCTTGTAGCTGTCATTGTTGATGCAGAGCGGTTTTCCGTTACCGTCCACGATAGCCTTGTATCCATCCATAGCCACTTGATCAGGCAGGAAACTCCAGACTGGTTTAGTGGTGTAGGGCTTGTCAGCCCCGATAGCTTCAAGAGCCTCGTTTACGTTTTTAGTGTCTGATATGTCTAATAATTTCATTATTGTCCTTTCGGGAGGAATCGAGTCCTTACCCAGTAGTATAGTTTAGGTTCTGATTGAATTACTTCAGCTTCCATGAGGAAACCAGCTATCTCTTTCCAGTTATAGCCTTTCTTTCGCAGGTTGCTGATAGCTTTTTTATGAGGGTCAAGAGGTGAAGCGAGTTGATGCTTATTACTCTTGCGAGGTGTTTCCTTGGCGAGTGCCAATACTTCTTCAGGTGTTTTCATGTTATTGTCCTTTTTCTATTTCAGGGTTAGCTGTTAGTGTGAAGCTGATCAGGATTTGCTCCTGAACGCCTTCTTTGGTATCAAATCGTAGCTCGCTACCTAAATTGGTAACACTACCCTTGGCAGATACTCCAAAGGCTCTCTTGGCACGTTTAACGATGCCCAGATCACTTTCGGTTCCGTTGATGCCAATGAACTTGACTGTTTTAAGTCCAGCCTCACCTAAATGGGTGACTTTTAAATTATGCTTCATTCTTTATGCTCTCCTTTTCTTGAGGCTGGGGGTTAAGAACATTGCCATATCCAGATAATGAAGCCGATTCAGGTGCATTGGAATACCTCCACTTTCCTCAACGATAATTTCTTGTATTGTTGTCAACTCATCAGGCATCCATAGGACACTTGATCCTTTTAAATCTAGTTCCTTCCGAATTGCTCCGTCTATGAGAAGTCTAGATATTTCAAGTTCTTCTTTTCCTTCAAGCAGATCATACTGTTCTTCGGTGAGAACGATTTGCAGGGTCTTCCCTGTTTCTAGGTAGCGTACTATTAGTTCCATGTTATTTCTTTCTTTGATTGTTATCCCTGCATTACTTGGGGTTCATCCTTTTCAGGGTAGTCGTTTGGATCATCCTGACCAGTAGCGTCATAGTCAGCACGGTAGGGTTCGACCTGAAAGACCTTAAATTTCTGACCTTCCTTGTAGGGTTCGATCAGGTCTTCAGTCTGTCCACGGTAGGGGCCACGGTAGGGGCCATCAAAATGGAAAGAGTGGATATCTTCAGTCTGTCCACCATTCTTAATGATCCTCATGAATTCGCGAAGGTCATTATTCGGGTCAGGACTGATGGCATCAAAGAAGGAGTTTTTTAGGAGATCAAACCCTACTTGGAAGATCAGAATCTTCCTACTCCTGTCCGTCACCAATGAAGCCAGTTCTGTTGCGGCTTCAAGGACGGTGATGTTATGGCTATTGAGTGAAGCCCTGATCTGCTTTTCTATTAGTGTTGATATGTTTTCCATTATTATTCCTTTTATTGTTTAGTTAGGTTATTCTTCTTTATCTTCTACTCTATATTTCTGAAGTATGTTCTATTTGTATTAGAATCCTATCAGAATATTATTAGAATCTTATTAAAGTAAGGGGGAGGAGCATACTCAGTACCCCAACCTTTCTGCTCCGTGAGTAAGGAAAGAAAGAATAATAAAACCTCACTCTCCCCCTTGAAATTCTTTTTTGTCTTTTCTATTTTTCTGTCTCCTAGCTGGCTCCGTTGAGCCGATTGTGTCCGTTTGTCTGCCATCAAGTTCCCATAGAAAGGAATCCAAGTCAACTGGAATTTAAGATATTTGCATTAACAGAAGGAGTCCTGTTTGAGTCGATTAGATCAGCTAATCCTTCAGGGTTGTCATTTTTTCAAGACCGCACTCAAAAATCTGAAGACCGCACTCAAACTGTACTTCGGCACTCGCAACGCATCCGCACACGCCCACAGGCACACACGCAGGGAGCGTTCCGCTATACATAGGTGCTTGTTTATAACCCTCTGTTTCGAGGTCTTGTTTAGAAGCCTATTTAGAAGCTTGTTTATAGCTAATGAGATCCATTAGGGAATCTTCTCAAAAAAAATTTCTAATCCCCTCCATTAGCTCATCTTCTAACTGCTAAATGTGAATAACTTTTTCTCGCCATTGGCTCTTTTATATGGAATAGATAAAAACCTATGGCAATCTATGGAAATAAACAAAGAAAGAACCTTTTCGATAAATACCTATGTATAGATATATAGGACAATACAAACACCAAAAAAATAAGAATGAATAAACCAATCATAAACCTAGTATGGAATAGAGTTAACAAATTCTATTCTTTAATTCAGATGGTAAAGATGCTATTGCAAACTGCCATCCTATCTAATAAGTCAATACCTACGTTTGGTAGCAATGGAATAGCTAATACTATAAATCCATTACCGCTAGCCACTACGGTTAGACAGTTAGTCTATAATCTCAATAGTCTGACAGGTCTATTCGGTAGACAGGTCAAAATAGTTAATGAGATTGAAATGTTATCTATATTAGATAGAACCTCTACTAAGTGGAAGTTGTTTGATAATAATAACAATATACAATGTACACATATTGACTTACATCGCTCTCCAACCAGATATATACATCTATTAGCAGATTCGCCATCTGCAAGGAAACATCTATATATGAAACAAGGAATCTTCCTGTTTTATGATGATACCTTGAAAGGTGAAGGATGTAACAATGGTGAACAGGTCTACATCTCTTTAATGAGAAGGATACCTACAGTAGATACAGGTTATAGCAGTTCCATTGCATTACCTGCCATTTGCAATGCGGAAAGCGATTATAATGGAACTAGATTAGGAAACCTAATTGATGTAGTGAAAACTATTCCTAATGGTGAATATAGGTGGAGAAAAGATTGTACACTAGTAGACCATATAGATGTATATGATTATCATCACGGCTGGATTAGTGCAGATGAATCTATCTACTGTAGGGATATACATGACTACGTTCATCAGGATAATGCTAACTATTGCGATATAGACGACAATTATTATTATGATACAGCTAGGATGCCACAATCCGATCCTATTAGAAGATGGAATGCAGGTATTCCCCTAGATTCAAAATTCCTATGTTTAAAAAAGAAGAGGAATATAGGTCTAGAAGAGTTTACAGCCACATCTAATCCATTGAGCCATAGATTGTATGTATTAGAGATCGAATCCATGTTTGATAGCAATGCAGACAGAACAGAGTTTGTTCACGCAATGAATAACTCTTCAATTAATGCGTACTGTAAACAAGATGGTAGTTTATCAGATAGTAGAGGATGCGAAGTTGCAACTGCACCCTACAATTTTGAAGCATCTAAAAAAATAGCTGTAGACGTTCTTTCTATAATACATAGATACAATGGTAAATGCTATGTGCAAGGGACAGGTCTACACATTCATCCTAATAAGAATGTGACTAGATTAGAGTTTTCCAAGATAGCGCAAATAGTATGTAGAGAGAATAGAGAGTACTGTCTGCAATTAGGAGAACGTCAAATATCATATAGCTGTCTGGAATTCACTAATGATAATAGGCTAGTAGACAGACATAACTATCCAAATAGATATGATGCTTGGAATGTTAGAACACATTCTTACGAGAATAGAATGTTTGGTGGAACAGATACGAATGCGGGAATCATTAAAGCTATAGAGACAGTAGAGTCTATGTGTGCATGGTCTAGGGAAACACCTATAATAGATATAATGTGTTATGGTAAAGAAGGAGGATTTGATACCATACGTCACCCTAATCCTCATAAAGCATTAGAATCATGGGAAAGGTATGTGTCTAATCATATGGAGGTCTATCCAAACCTGTATGCATTCCTAGCAACTAATAAGATGTTAAAGGAAGACCATGTAGGAAGAAATAACATCCTACCAAGTAAACCAAGCAGGAAACTATTCTTAAAGAAGCATATCCCAATCTTGAACCTAGCATAAATAAAGGAGAATAAATTATAATGTGTGTAATAATATACGAGAAAAGAAATAACGATAAGATAAACCTATCTGAATTGAAGACAGGTTTTGAAAATAATCCAGATGGAGCAGGTTACTGCATAAAGAAGGAAGATGGCACATTGGAAATAAAGAAAGGTTTCATGGACTTTAAAAGTTTCATGGCATCCTATGGTAATGAAGACCATCGTAATGAAAAGTTAATCCACTTCCGAATCAGTACTAGCGGATTAGTCAATATGTCTAATTGTCATCCTTTCTATTGTGATAATGGTAGGAAGATGGCCCTAGCACATAATGGCATCCTTCCTGTAGGGTTTCCTAGGTCTGCAAAGAAGTCAGATACAAGGAAGCTTGCAACGTCTATAATGCCTTCCTTAATAAACAAGCTAGGTAATACAAGCGTTAGATTCCTATTGAAACAAGCTATAGGTACTAACAACAAACTAGTGATAATGAAACAAGGTAAAGAGAATGAAACCTATATCGTAAATAAAGACCAAGGGACAACGATTGACGGTGTGTGGTTCTCTAATACTACCTGTCATGCCGCTAGGTATGTATATAATCCTGCTTATAATACCTACCAATCAGGAACATATAGAACCCTCTGGCCCGAAACCAAACAAACTAGAAAGGTAGAAAAGAAAGAGAAGAAGAATAATCCGGCTATAGAAGTAGATGAAATAGAGTTAGATCATCTGCATTTATTAGATGTAGATAAAAAGACCTACTACACACAACATCAGCTAAATATGATATACCTAGATTATCCTGAATGTGTAAGTATGGATTGCTACGAGATGGAAGATTATCTAAATAAGTCTGACCCTATCAGGTTTAACTATAATGATCATGGAAGAATGGAAATAGGAGAACGATGCTTTTAAAGAGCAGACGTTTCTAAAGTGGATAGTTGAAAGAATAATTGAAATAGCTTTTGTAGTTTGGTTATTCTGGATAACAAGAAGATAGAAAGGAAAAGAAAGAATGAATCTTAATCTGTTAAAGCAAACTTGTTATAACTACAAACTGCCATTATGGAAAAGAATAGTTATAATGATAGTGTTTTGCAATGTGTTCAATAAAACAGATATAGCTAGTAAGGTTCTTTGGAAGATCGCACCAAACAGCTTGTCAGGTTAAAAGCATATAGAAGCAAACATAAAGGGAGTCTAGGTCTTAGATAGGTCTAGGCTCCTTTTTTTTTGTGCAATGGTCTTGAAATGCCTTACACATAGGTAGAAATCCTTTCCTGATGGTCTAGAAGCCACAAAACCCTATCAAATAAGCTTTCCAATGGTTCAACCTATCCATTCTATCAAAAGAACCTTGCAAGATGCCTTATCGTTGGAATTTGGGCCTTCCCCTAATGCGTCCATGCATATTAAAAAGACAGGCCTGCGCTTTATAAAGTTATATGCGCGTAGGTTCAGGTTTCCCTTGTTTATAGCTTATATAGAACCTTAAAAGGAATAAGATGGAATCCGATAGGATGCTGTTTATAACTGCACATTAGCCGATCTAATAGGATTAAAAACATTGCATCTCTAATTGAGACAGGTTTCGCAATTTATATCGGCATAGTTCATGAACCTGTCTCTTTATTTATAGGGATGTATCGACCCTTATTTGCATATAAAAAGGGAAAAGGTTTCGGCCTTATATATAAATAAAAAACTGGCTCAATTTATAGGGAGGCACGGGGGGAATTTTGCCAACCGACCACATAGCGTAACCCCCTTAAACTTTTCCGTCAAAAATCCCAGAGATCACTCTAAAAATATATCCCAATTATTCCGATACGGTTCCCATTGGCTTTTACTATCCTTGGAAGGGAAGAAGACAAAGCTTTGCCTACCGATAGCACGGGTCATGGGGAGCAGATACCAAGTATTCTTTGGAGCGATATAGCAAGCCAGCACATCAACTTCCTTTGCTGTAGCATCTTCTTTAGCGGCGTGCATGATACACTTATATTTGGTGGTTCTACCAAGGTCTACATCACTTCTTTTACTGGTTCCCTTTACTTGTACCCTGAAAGACTTGCCAACTTGATTTAGGACAATGGCATCGACCAGACTATAATCGCCTTCGGGGTTAAAGACATCAAACCCTTGTTTAAGTGCATCCATTCTGAACTGCACTTCATATATGGTTCCCATCTTCTTATGGTTCTCCATGACAGTAGTGTGTATATACTACGATTGAAATAAGTAAAGAAAAAGCCCCCCTCCAGACGGGCAATCGGGTATCTGGAGAGGGGTGGACAATATCAGACAACTAGGAAAAGTTTAGAACCAGACAGGAACTTTTTGTTTTGTTCCAAAGCAGTTCTCCATGAACTTGTTTAATTCTTTGTCTAAAAGATCAGATTTTCGTTCAATCATGGATTGGTCTGCATCTTGATTCATTTGTTCAACCCAATATGCAACAGCCATAGCCAATGCGTCTAGTCTGTCATCATGTATTAGGGAACCTCTGTCTCTGGTAATGCGTGAAAGTTGATAGAAGAGCATATACTTGAGTTGTTTTTCAGCGGTATATTTCTGTGCTGTACTGAAGTCCTGCTCTATAACCTTTGGGTCTATGATAAGCTTATGTTGATTCAGTACAGGTTCAAGAGTATCTATGATTCTTCTTTCCTTTTGTACGGAAGACCTGACTTCTTCTACTGTAACTGGGTATGTCTTGGTAAGGAAAGGTTTCAAGAGTTCCATAAACATACCATCCCCGAAATTTGATTCTATAAGGATAAGGTTTACAGAGTTTCGTTTGGCAGTATTGACAAGTTTCTGTAAAGTTTCCTCTGAATATCCCCCCTGTATCCCCCCAGCTTCTGGAACAAAGAGTTGTCCATTAAGCATTTTGACTACTGCAAATCCAGTTTCATCCTGTCCTCTACCAGCAGGGTCTATGGACATGACTGAACCAGTAAATTTTACATGATCACCTTCAACAGAGAAGGGTCTATAAAATCTGTCACCATTAAATCCAACACATGGAAGTTCTGAATAGGATGAATCTGGATGTGAACACCAGACCAGTTTTTCAGGGGCTAGTTCATCATCAATTGGATGCACAACAAGCTCTGGAATCTTGAGCGGATACCGCTCCATGTCTGACATTGAGGTGTCCAACATGAACTGTAAATTGAATCCAGATTTTCCATAGGAAGCCTCTCGTTCTGCCAAATCCACCTCATCAAAACGCCTTGGATCAACAGGTTCCAACTCCTCAATTTCCCCTTCTTCAAGCCTAGTAGCGACAAGTGGAGCAAGCCTTCCATTATATCCAAGAATTTTATTTTTGGTAGGGTATCTGGCAGGCCAAATCCTTATATTATACCCTCTTTCTGGAAGTTCATTATAGATGGACATTTCAGTTTGGGGAGTACCCAGATACACAATGTCTCCATCAGGGGATAGAACAGCATCAAATTCCTTTATGGTTTCAGAGAGTCTATCCCTCATGGTTTGGGTCATGGAATTATTGGCAGATTCTATATCATCAGCAATAATGAGGTTGGCTCTTGAACCAGTTAATTGTCCTGTGATACCCACGGATTTAACAGAAGGTGCATGGGCAGGTTGTGTTGGGCCTACATCAAAACTTATCTTTGACTGTCTTTGATCCTCACTTGGTTTGAGATGTCTCAACACAGGCATATCATTGATAAGCCTCTGTACAAAGGTTGAGAAATCATCAGCCCTGATCTTGGAAGCTGATACAACCAGAATCTTTATATCTGGATCAAGGAGTAATTGATGACAGGCATAAGCGGAGGTAATGAAGCTTTTCCCAACTCCACGGAAGGCTTGAACCATCCTTCGTTTCTCCCCGAATTGGACATAATTCGCTATGTCATACTGTACTGGGGTGGGTTCTGGTAGTCCTATATGTTCCCAGCAGATATATAGGAAGTTCCTGAAATCATTCAGTCTGTCATCCATTAGCCGCTTCCTGCTGTCCATCGAATGGTAACAGGTTTGGAACTGGAGCCGTTTCCTTCAACTGCAATCCCAATTCAACACCATTCCTATGATACAGGTCTGCCAGCACCCGCATTTCAGCAGGGGAGATGGATTCATCGTCAACCTTGGCTTCAAGGAGAGCGATTAGTTTTTCCAAGCCATTAGTTTCAGTCTTCTTTTCTGTCTTCTTTTCTGTCTTTGCCATTATCTTCTTTCAATAGACGTTGTAGTTTACAGAACAAATATATCAGGGTTGTGAGGCCAACGCAAATGCCTACTATTTCATTTACTGAACCAAGACCAAAAGTGGCTATGGTTCCCCCTGTGCCTACGTATGGAGTTGTGTCTGACATTATACAAATTACCAAACTATACCTATTACACGGAATGACCAGTTGGCAGGTGTTAATTCACGTCTTCCTTGATCTTCGGAGGTAGCGTCTGTAACAGTAGCAAACTGATCCTTGAATGCCCACTTGACATAAATGTTTGTATCATCCGCCCAACAAGTCCGTAAGAATACCCCAGCTTGGTGTCCCCCACTCCCGCCTGAATAGTAATCAGATATATCATGTCCTATTCCAGTTATAACATCATCCACGCTATAACCATATTCTGTTGTGGTACATTTCAACTGGAAGAGTATTTCATCAGGTGCTGATCCTAACCCGTGGGCTACACTATAATTATCAAATGTTCCAGAAGAGTTGTAATCATAGTATGAAGCATTGTTACAAGTAACATAGGAACCCTTAAATGCTGTCCCGCTTGCCGCACCAATGGTAACGGTAACATCCTCCCCTGAATTGGTAGCTGTAACCCCCGAACCTACAAAATTTATAGAATCTGCACTAGTTGTCTTGTCTGTTCCCTCATCTTTGACCGTAAGATTGCTGGGTTTATTTGCATCACTTGTATTATCTACATTCCCAAGTCCAACCTGATCCTTGGTTACGCTGTGGGGATTCAAACTACTTCCTGTGTGTCCTACAATCCCCTCATCTACATCTGATATTTCAGCCCAAGTAGTTGAATCAGTCTTCTTATAGATTTTATTGGTAGTGGAATTAAAGAAGAAATCCCCTGTTACTCCTTGTTCGGAACTGGGTGCTGATGAGCCATTTAACCATTGTGTACCTGCCGCTCCATCTGCTCCATCCGATCCGTCAGCACCGTCCGCTCCATCTGATCCATCTGCTCCGTCAGCACCTGCTGGGCCAGTTTCACTTTCAAAAGTGGTATCCACATATGCCTTGGTAACAGCATCTGTATCTTCTGTAGGGGTCGCAACATTAGTGACCTTTAATCCCCCCATGTTCCATACTTTAGTACCAACAGTTTTAAGGGTCTGTATTAATGTATTGCTGATCCTGTGATAAAGTTCTTGGATCAGGTTACGGTTATGTTCATAGGATAAATCCAATGCCGCTTCTGTTACCCTTGAAGTCTTTTGGAAATCCACCAGAGCCGTATCTACATCAGAATCTCTTTTAATTACTATTAGATCACCGTTAACAGGAGCAGTAGTGAAGGTTAAGACTTCTGTAGCAGTATTTATAGTATAATCAGTAGTTACCGTTTTTTCGACTCCAGCAACCTCAACGACTAGGAATTCATCCTTTATCAATGGGAATGCGTAGGTGAAATTAACTTCCGTTCCATCTCCTATAAATTCTGTATATGTTGGCATTTTACTGTATCCTCAATGTTTATGGTGTTCTAATTCTCCCATTAAATAGGTCTTTGCTATTATGCCAATCTATAATTTGGTTAATAACCCTACTTTGGAACTCTTCATTCTTTTGTTCTTTGGCTTGTCCTGTATGTTTTGTCGCTTCCATATATGGTTTTTCCATATATTTATATTCTTTTAACCAAGGAAAGGATCGTTCCACTTGATCCAAGGCTCTTGACCTATATGTTTCAAATATCTTATTAACCATCCGTACCCTGAAATCGGATACACCTGTTCCTTTCGTCTGTTTTGTGGAAATACCTGCTAATCTTTGATATTCCTGCGTTCCGAAGAGGGTATAAAGAGCTTTCCGCAATGTAGGTGATCCTTTTAGGGGTCGAAATGTTGGGTCACTCATAATAGTTTTCCCAAGGGCAGTATTCAACTTGTCCAAATCACCCTCCCTTAAACGGATACTGCTGGTAATGTCATGCCAAACCTCGTAGGGGGCTGTATTATGGCCTAACTTCGCAAGTTCCCCAACATTCATGGTGACTTCCTGACCATCTACAGTATCAACCGTTACGTTGGGCCAAGGTTTTCCATTAAGGGAATCCAGATTGAGATTAACACTTCTACCATAGCGTTCAGGATTGGTTTGAAGTAATTTCAATCCTTTCGGATCGAAGGTGTATATTTCATAAAGTTCTCTTTGTACAGGATCAGGCTTAACTTTCCTGATTGAGAGAGGTAGGAGCCATTCCAATAAACTAGCATTTACAGTAACTGGTTCAGAGAGTGCATTCCTATAAACTGGATTTTTACTGGCTAATGAAGGGATGGAGTCCTTAAAGGTCTGTAGCATTTCCTTATGTAATCCCTCCCATTCCCTATTTCGTTCCCTAACAAGGGGGTCTACAAGTGCTGTTTTTCTAAAGAGGGCTGGGATAAATCCTTTTGCAATCGGTTGGAAGAATCCTTTATGGAATCGTATTGCGGCTTCAGTCCCTCCCTCTAAATCAGTCAATCCAAGTCTTTGTTTCTCGTATTCGGTGTACATTCCAGAATCCGAAACTGTCTTGAGAATTTGGAGGTAATTTCTATTGGTTATTAGATTGTATGTGGATATTGCGAAAGCTTCCTTGAACACTAACAATTTTTGAAACAATCCATCCCTTACCTTTGGGTCTTGAATCATTTGCAATTGATTATGTATGTCCCTCATGTCGGCATTAAAGGCCAGAATTGCGAACCAAGGATCACCTCTATTATAAGTGTAGGATTTGATTGGGGTTCCATCCTTGTCTAATGTGATGACAGAATATGGTTGATACCCTAAATTTTTCTTAATTTCAGCACGAATTTTATTATTGGCTACCAAACTCCCAGTAATAAAGACGCTTTGACCATTTGGCCCTTTTTCATGGTTATTTACTAATTGATGAGCGGCATACCATAACCCTGCTCCTGCCACCATTTTTCCACGAAGTTCTGCGGCAACCTCTCTATCAGCCGCTTTCATAGCCACGCTATATTGATTTTGTCCAAAAACTGCATTCAATTTGGGGAAGCTCGCCGCTGGAAATGTCTTATGCAATTCCTTCATTAAATTTACTGGAGTCCTTACGAAAGGTACTGCCAGTTGTAATAAAGAAGAACCTACTCCACCTCCCTGCCTTGCTTTTTGAATATGAGCCGCCCAACCTTCAATGAAATACATCCATGTTTGAGGGTCTTTCAGTCCAGTTTCTTTGGCGATTTGAGCATGATATTTAGAAAGTTCGTCTGGAAGACTTAAAGCATTTTGGAAAGGGCCAGATTCTCCGAATTTTAAAGAGGCTTCCCTTAATGGAGAGAATTTTTCCAATTCCATTTCAAATTCATAATTAAAAGCTTTTTGGAAGTCTTCTTTATTCATCTTCGCAAAAGCCGCCTGATTTATATCGCCAGTTTTAGCATCCCTAACCTCAAACTTTTCCAATGTTTTTAGGAATGTTTCCTGTTGTATCTCGCCTTCTGTCTTGTACCTTCCGTCTGGCGTTAGGACTTTTAATGTTTGATCCGCATCGTATTGCCTGAAAACTTCCTTCATCTGCTTACGTGTCAGATTGTTAATGGGTAAATCCTTCAGGGCTGGACTGTTTATTCCAGTTGCTTCACCTACGGTGGCATTTCCAGATAACTTTGATTTTGAAAGAATATCATCAAATTGTTGACCATGCTTGGCAGACAATACGTTCCTTGCCCCCCATTGTTTGAAAATCTCATCAATCCACATCATAGTCTTGGCAGGAGCATTGACACCTTGCCTAATGCCATTGGCTAACCCCCCCAATGCTGAAAATTTTCCCTCGAAAGGCAGGTCTACTCTTTTCCCCATTTCTTCAATTACACTCTTACTGGACAATTGCCCCCTCATTGTTTTTGCCGCAGTCAGGGCTATAGCATTGATACTCCCCCATTTTTGACCGTTGTAGTAACCAAAGGTCAGTTGGTTTTGTAGGACACGCCCATATAGATTACTTGTATCATTATCCTTGGCTATACGTGACCTGATGGCACTTATACTTTCAGGGGAATGTCTCCAGTATTTAGCCCAACCAAGATCAACGTATCCTAATCCTTCATTTATTTTACCACCTAATGCCCTCGTTCCTGATTGCCAGTAAGAGTTCATAAAGTTTCCAATAAATGTAATAGCCTGTGTAGGGGGTGCGGACAGAATGGAATTAACATAGTATTCAACTGTACCCCTCATAAATCTATCTATATACCCACCCATTCTCGCTCTTCCTGTAGCCGACCTTGTGAGTTCCTTGAGGAATGCTGTTGGATCATCTAGTGCGTCCAATACCTGCATTTGCTTTATGAATGCCGCACGATCCCCCCTGTTCTTGAGATATTGCCTAGCTATTTCAGGAGTTAATTCCCCATTACCATGAAGTTCCTTTAGGAATGCCTGATCCTCCCTTAACACAGTTCCCTTCGTTAAGTTGACAACCTCCATCAATTCCGCTCTTCCATCTTTTCCAAGCAGTTTATTCTTCTGCATGGTCATGCCACGGTGATGCCATTCATATCGAAGGTTTCTGGCAACACGAAGAGCATCAATAGCTTGATCTCCAGCATTTGCCAGTTGAGCCGCTATTTTTACATTATCAAGATTATCTACACTCTTTTCCAATTCATGTCGGAACCTGTTCATAAAGGCCACGGCAATATGGTCTACAACTCCCTGTCTCATCATAAGCTCTTGAGACATTTGACCAGCACCCACCAAGGTTGCATCAGTTTCCAATGCTCCTGCTCCATGTAACAAATTGTAGTATTCCAAGGAGTATTTCCCATAAGCGTTCATACCTTTCGAGTCAGACCCACCAAAAGGTTTGAATATAAAGTCTTTAGGATTCTTTGAGGCTAGATCACCAAGGCCCAGCATAATAGCCCTTAAATCTGAATGATCCCCAATTTCATTGAAGTTGACAGCATTCTCAACCCATTCTTCAAATTCGCCTTCTTTAAGTTGCTTCACCCAATTTTTAAGAAATTCCGCTCTCTCCTTTTCAGGCTTTAGAGAGAATCCCTTGAAAGGCTCCATTGGCCCAGCAAGTGTTTCTACTGAATGTTTCCCTTGTTCACCAACATCAGCCTTCGGTGCTTTCCCAGCCTTAATTTCAGGAACTCCTTCTCTACCATATTTTATTATGTCCTCTATTTTGTGGGGGGTTGTTCCCTTGGCTTTAGCAATCTTTCCTTGAATCTCATCCCAAGAATCCAGATAAACTTTATCAACCTTTGACCCTGCATTTACTTTTTTATTTAAAACTCCTTCATCCACCAATACCATTTTCTTTGTTCCTTTACGCATCCCCCAACTAGAAGGACGCATAAAATCTCCATGCAAAACGTCATAATTCAAAATGTCTACAAGACCAATTTTTTCTAATTCTTTCTGTAGTTCTGGAGTGTGATTTTCCCAATCTTTAGCTGTAAATTTTTGAAAGGGTTTTAATTTTTTATTAACCTCTTTGTCATTTCTTGGAACATACTCTACAACAATGTAGTTATCCCCCTTTTCGTATAGTTTTGCGATATGCTCCCCAAGCATCTGATCCTCTCCCCAACTATGAGCGTCATTTTGTTCTAATCCTTTGGGATTTTTTGCCACCTTTACTACTAAATCTTCCGTTCGGTATCCTTGTCTGCTAGAACCTCCACCCGATAACTTCTTCAAGTCTTTTAAGTCTACTTTATTTTGTATTACTTTTTCAGTAGTCTCTTCATTGAATAGTTCTTTTACGATCCTCTCACCTCTTGCTTTTTGAGCCTTTACAGTCCCTTTATTGTGAGGATTAACCCACTCTTTTTCAGCTAGATTTTTACGATCTAAAGCTTCTTGTTCTTTTCCAGCCTTAACCTTTGCTTTATATTCTGCTAGCGATTGATTATAATCCTTCTGTTCTTGGGCTTCAGTTTTATATTTCTTACTCCCAATTTCCTTTTTGAAGGTCTTGGTGGTAGTGTCTAAAATATTTTCCCTATCCTTAACGCCCTTAATAACTTTAGTCTGTAAATTCTGTAAATCTTTAATGTATTTATTATGATCCCTCCTTTTCAAAACCCCTGTTACGACTGCACTTTGAGCTATTTCCAAATCTTCTTTTATCAGGAACCTGATTTCATTATAAAGATTCAATTCATCCCCTACAGCCCGAATATCAGTCAGTAATCCTTGAAGCTTGCCATTCTCTACATTATCAAAAATTCTTGTGTATTCAAATTCTGGAACTTCCTTACCTTTGGTTAGCTCTATGAATTGGCTAATGAGATTGCTGTTGGTTGATCTGAAAGAGGCTATTAACTCCTTGGCTTCATCTGTATCTTTTTGGAGTTTTTCCCTGTATGCCAACCGTGTTTGATCGTTGGGATCAATATCTTTAAGTTCCTTCTCCCACTCAACAATCTTACCCTTCAATCCTTTATGGATTTTAGCTTCTGTAATGAATGCCAAGGCATCCTTTGAATCATTAAACAGATACTTTGAGAAGCCGTGGAAACCTCCACCAAGAACCAAACCAAAAACAGAACTGATCCCAACTTCAGTAGGATTCAAACCAACTTGCCCTCTCAATTCTGCCCAATTTCTACTAGTACCCTTACCCCATTGATACATGAGATTATGCCCCCCACCCATCAATCCTCCTTGAGAAGCTGACCATAGTAATTCACGGTATTTGACTCCCTTTAAGAAACCTTTTGGAGCTTGGGCGAAAAAGACAGGTGCAAGAAGAGTATCAGCCAGAAGTTCCATCTGATTGATTTCATCCTGTTCACCCATTTCTATTCTTAAATTCTGGGCAAATTTAGAGGAATAGTATCCTGCTGGCATATTGATTGCGGCATAAGCTGATAGCCAACCTATCGCAGTCCAAGGATGTCGAGCCGCCCATGCCTGTGCTGATCCAGTAGCCAAACTCCCTGTAACTATGTTTGTCCCCATTGGAACACCCATCTGTATTGCCAAGGATTGGAGATATTGAGGCATTGCGGCACTTGGATCAAATTTCGTTGCCTTCTCCATATAAAAGAAATCTGGAATTACTCCATCAACAGGGGTAGTCCATCTCTTTAATGTATAAGAATTTCCCTCTGCATCCTTAAATCCTCCGTAACCACTTGTATTTATTTTATTGTAGGATTCTCCTTTTTCATTTCCGAATATATCCCTGTTTCCCATTACATCTTCAGGCAATACATACACCAATCCATCTGTACCCAATAGATAGTTCCATCCCTCTTCTAAATTCCCTTTACCATCAAAAATATTCTTCCCTATTTTATCGTAGGATTCTCCTCCTTGAGTTCCTTCGTATGCTTTTACTTCAGATAAATCTGTTTCAATTTTACCACCTATCCCTGCTAATTTGCTCAATTCTCCGATTGAACTTAAAATTTGATTTCTTAAAAAAGTATCAGGTTTCCTGACCTCCTCCCCTTCCTTCCTTTTTTCCTTGGCTATTGCCTCCTCTTCTTCATCTATTTTCTTATCTTCTTCAGCTAAAGCAGTTTGTAATTCAGCAAGCAATTCCTTTACGGATTTTATAATTTGAGGATCATCAGATGGATTTTGTCCATGTTTAAGTCTATATGTTTCAAATGCGGATTTAGCTTTTTCGTATGCTTTAGTCCCCTTCACTAGCCTCTCTACCGCTTTAGTCCCATCAGTGCCTGTTAAAGCTTCCAAAAGTGGATTCTCAAGTGCTTTATTAACCATCTGATTCCATTCTGGAGGACGGAGTTCATTAGTGATGGTTCGTGTTCTGTTCTGATTGGCTTGATCACCTGTAATTAAACCGCTTGATTCCAGCATCCCAAGGAATGAACTGATTTGAGGTTTAACGGTCATATTCTCATTGTGATAACTCTCCTCAACTGGTCTCTTCTTTCTTCCCCACGTAAGTTCTGGGGGTAATGGAGGGAGTCCCATATTAGAAACCTCTTTAGCATTACGAAGAACTTCTTCGTCTACTTCATTGGGGACATTTTCAGGATCAACTTGATTATTTTTTGGAATAGCCATTTTAAAAGTTCTTTAGTTTCCCAATTGTTCTATAGCTAGTTTTAAAGCTGTCTTTTGCGAGTCACTCAGCTTTTCAAAAAACTCTGTTTTTTTATAGGCAATGTTCCTATCAATAATGAAACCCAGAAATTGTTTTTGTTGTGTAGAAAAAACGAGGGTTTCAGTTTGTTTTCCATCTTTTATCTCGTATTTGGATGGGATTACAAGTTGCCTTTGCAGTACCCCTAACGCATTAAGCATTTCCCGATCCCCTATGGCATTAACATCGTCCCAAAGTTCATTTATAATTTTATCTCTAACTTTGTCTTCATGTTCCTTCCACGATCCAGATGTATCCCCTGCTTCTAAATTTCCAATATACAGTTCTTGTTCTTCAAGTAACCACTTTTCAATTTTTTTATTTACATAAATAGTAGCCAAACCCTGCACTTTCCGCATTTGGTTCAAAGTAATCTCATTATTTTTGCCTTTACCGAATACCTCATGCAAGGTTTCCCCAAAATCAAAATATGGCCCAGCAGTTTTAGCTATAGTGGCTGGAACAAACCCTTGAGGTTGTTGTTCAAAATAATTATAAAGGGAATCAATTTGTTCTTTATTTCGGCGGTCAGTTATAAAATCATTGAAACTTTTATTGGTAACGTCCGTTGTTGTTATAGCATCCCATTGCCCATTAGTGATTACTCCAGCCTGATGTGCTTCTCGCAGGATTTTAAAATCCTCACCACTTAAAGGCGACCCCTCTTCACTCCGAATAAAAATATCCTCGTAATGTAACCAAAGGTCTTCTTCAACTACTGAAATATTGTCTGATTTATAGTCTTTAAAATTATCCCGAATCCATGCCGCTCCTACATCCCAATCAATATTGAAATTAGGATCATCTTCCAGCACCCCCAATAATTCAAAAAGTTGCCCTTTAGAGGCTCCAGTTGTTCCATAGGTTCGCATAGCCAATATGGATAAACCTCTCGTACTTCTTTCCTGCGCCGCTACTTCGGCTTTATCAAAAGCAGTATAAGCATCTTGACGTAGGGTATCGGTTATTTTCCCAGTACCAAATATAACTCCATTATCTAATTTTAGAGCCAATAAATCTTCAAAAATACTTTTGGCTTTATCTGCTCCACCATAATCACGGCTGGAAGCTACTGTACTTATTAGATGAGGGATGACCCCATGCTCTAAAAAGAACTCCTCATTCCCTTGGAAATATCCAGCAGGGTCTTGTAACCATTGGGAAAGAAGATACTTTGCATCTGGTTCCCGATGAGCATCCCCTTGGGTTGAAATATATTGATCAAAAAGATCAACCCCTACCTGTGACCAAGCGTGTTTACCCCTTTCAGTATAATCATCTATAGATTTCTTTGTCAGTATCTCCTCAATGTGACTTTCAGATTCATTCAGTAGGGTATTCAAGGTGTTTAGTGCATAACTACTACCCCTGATAACTTTATATTCATCATTATCAGCTAATTTTTCTCTACTTATTTCCCTAATTTCTTCAAAGGATAGCCCACTTCCCATTGCTTCATTCAAATCCTCTTTATAACTCCCTGCCAAACGGAAAGCTCTGGCATCAAGTGAACCAATTCTGAAAGCTTGAGATTGCCAAGGCTCCATCTTTCCTCCCATTATAAGTTTCCTTATAACGCCTAGACTTTTCTTATTCTTTGTTTGGAGTCCCTTGTAAACTTTTTCGTATTGTTCGGGATCAGTTTCATATAGATTTTTTCCATATTCCCTGAATTTTTGAAAGCTCTTGTTTCTATTCGCCGCATCTGACGCAAAGTTCTGCTGTAATGTTTGAGACAATCTACCCAGACTCTGTGAAGTTCCACTCCACCA